TACTCTTAATTGTTTCTTCAAAGTTTTCATTGATGTTAAAGTTAACAAAAAAGTCCATGGCTTTCAGGTACTTGTTAATTAACTTGTTCATAACTGGCAAGTATTGTTTAATGATACGTGTCTTAATACCACCATCTTTCAATAAGGTACCTGCAAATTCATGGTAATGTTTTTCTATCAAACAAGATTCATAACCTTTTTTATAATCATTTAATGCGACATTCAATTCGATTAATTTTTGGTCACCACCTTCTGTACCAGTTTGTTTGTTAGTCAACTCATCAATCTCATTATTCAATTTAGATATGTAATTGCTTATTGCCGATATGGTAGAAGTGTGTTTAATAATTTCACCACTATGTTCACTAATGTGTGTAATGATATCTGTAATAGATTTCATTTCAGTAGTTACCTTGTTTAACTCCTGTTCAATCTCAAACAATCCAGTTTTTTGTGTAAGTATTTTCTCTGACTTTTCTTGTACTTGTGAATCTTTCCATTGAGGTGTGATGGATTGTTTACAAGTCGGACAATCGTGGTTGTTTTCATAGAAGTCAATCTCCTTTTGATTTCGGCCAATATTAGTTTGTACTTTACCTTTGATTTGAAATAAACTTTTGGATTTTTTATCCAATTTATCTTTCTTATCACCAACTTTATTTTGTAATACCGCAATGTGTTTGTTAATCAATAAAACATCATTCTGTAATGTGCTCATTTGTGTTTTTGATTTTCCAATTTCTTCAAGCTTGCGTTTGATATCTGCATCGTGGTTCTTTTTATGTTCCTCGATGTTTTGTTTCTGTAAGGTTATCTTTTCTTCCGTAAGAGAGATGGCATACTTTGATTTATTTAATTCTTCTTTGATGGCAGAATTCTTTTCTTTAATCACATTGTTCATTGAGGAAAAGATTTGAATGTCTAATAGGTCCTCAATGATTGCTCTGCGGTCTGATGCCGACAGTTGCATAAACGGAACAAAAGATGCTGAACCAAGAATGACAACCTGCGTAAAAGACTTGTAATTTAATTTGAGAATATTATTCTCTAGTATCTCTTGATAGTCTTTTGCAGCTGCATCTTGGTTCAACAATACATCGTTCAAATAAATTTCAAATATATTCGGTTTAATACCACGAATAATTCTATATTTCTTTTGGCCAATATTGAAGTATACTTCAACAACAGCCTCTTTACCATTCACAGAATTTAATAACTGTGGCTTATTGATTTTACGAAAAGGTTTACCAAATAAACCAAAACATAATGCATCCAGTATTGTGGATTTACCTGCACCATTGTGGCCAATAATCAATGTATTATTAGACTTGGTAAAATCAATCTCAGTAAAATGGGCTCCAGTGGAAAGAAAATTCTTCCACTTAATCTTTTGGAATAAAATCATGCTTGTTCAGTATTCAGTGCCTCTACGTAGAGTTCTTTCAATAAGGTTTTTAACCTGTCGTTGTCAATACTTTCTTCCGTAATGCCATCAACATACTTGTTTAATATAGTGATTGTATCTTCAGCTTCATCAATTACTTCATCACCATCTTCCAATTCTGTAATATCTTCAGCAATTGTAATGTCTGCTGGGTTTACATTATACAGGTTATTCATGAACTTGTCAAATAAATATGGGTTGTTTTTATTGATTACAACCACTTTAACATAGGTATTTGTATAGGGCTTTAAATCTTTGCCATCAATTTCTTTGATTGATTGTTCTTTATCATCATAAATGATACGATGAAACATCTTGTTTGGATTTTCTATGAATTCAAGTTGGTGAGTATCCAAATCAAACAAGTGAAAACCCCGACTGTCATTATAATCTTGCCAAGTAAGTTCATACGGATTTCCCAAATAGTAGATATCATCACTAGAAGATTTGTGATGGTAATGACCACTAAAAGTGTGACTAAACTTCCTAAAAATTCCACGGTCTAACCCTCCTTCGGATGGCATACCACGATACATGGCAAAACCAGCAATTTCAAAATGACCCATACAAAACTTTGCATCGGTGTCTTTTAATGTCTTTAAAGAATCTTCATAATTCTCTGGACATATCCAAGGCATCATACAAATCTTATGTGGTCCAACATATATTTCGGTTGGATGGTCAATAACATTTAAGGTGATACCATATTCACCCAACAATAAATCGGCTGAGTTAACATCGTTAGTGTTCTTAAAATAAGTATCATGATTACCCGCCAACATATGAACTTGAATACCCATTTGAAATAATGGATCAAAGAACATTTGTTTGGCACGTTTCAATGAAAAGAAATTGATATACTTCCTACGGTCAAACGTATCACCTAGAATAAGTACAGTATCAATCTTTTCTTTTATTAAGGTAGGAAAGAATGTGTCACTATAAAACTTCTCATAGAAATCTAAAAAAAGTGTTGAGTCATTTCTGGCACCAAAATGTTGGTCTGTAATTATTGCTACTTTTGACATTCATCATATTCCACGTTTAATTTTTTCAATCTTTCAACCTCAGCATTATATACTCTTTGTCTCAATTTAGAACTACTGTATGGATGTTGTCTATCATGGAAAAACAATTCTATACCGTTATCAAGACAATACTGTTTTGCGGTAAAAGGTTTTGATTTGTATTCATCACCTAAAAACCGTATATGAATAGTTTGTGTTTTGAAAATGTTTTCCAAATCTTCTTCTGTTTCATACACCAATACTTCATCAACATATTTACATCCAGACACTTGAACGAACCTTTCATACAAAGATTGTACGGGTTTGTTTTTGGTATCAGGCCTATCAATAGTTGGGTCTGATTGCACTGCTACAATCAAATGGTCACAATGTTGTTTCTCAATCTTTAACATTGTAACATGTCCCGCATGGAATAAATCCAGTGTACTACAATTAAAACCAATCTTCATTATATCACTCCTCAATAAATTTTTCAAGCCCTTTTGGTTTCTTTGCCGCATCTTTTTCGGCTTTCTTTGCTTTTCTGGCATCCTCATATGTTCCGATAAACTCTGCAATATTATCATATAGCTCAAATTGCTTTGTACTGCCATCTTCACCTTCCAACATTTCAAACTCATCCAGAATACCGTACATCTCTGTGGCTTTATACTTCACATACAGTTGTTTCTTTTCTTTCTGTATGCGTCTTAGAAAGGCAAAGTAAATGATTTGAGTAAAATATGCAAATGGATTGGAAGACTTTGTTGGGTCAAAGTTTGCAAAGTACATTAAGCAATTCTCAATACCATCCGAAACCATTTCATCTCGGTACGTGTAGTTAATGAAGTTTGGTTTATGTGACAAACCTTCGGCAATTTTCATCCAGCATTCACCAATGTAATTTGGAATGTTTGGCTTTGGTTTACCTGCGGCCTCGGCCTCTACGCATCTGGTCTTGTAATCGACAAGTGCCTTTAAGAAGTCTGCATTGTTTATATAATGTTTTTGTTTACTCATTCAAATGTACCATAAAAAGTTGTTGACAAGGGGCTTGACATGTGATATAGTCCTCGGTGTTCCCCTATGATGTTAATGTATTAAGGATTTACCAATTTCCTTTTCTTCGAAAGCAGCTAGTACCTCATCGTTGAGTTCCACTTCTCTTTCTTTCCTCTCAGAGTCTTTCAACTTGGTGATAGCTGATGAATAATATTCTTCAAAATCATCGGTTGGATCCATTGTGCATAGTATGTTATCTATGCCAACCTCAACAGACTCACCTTTCATTACGAACACCGGTAACCAGTGTTGTAACATAAGGTTTGTTCCTCTGAGTTCAAACAACATGGGATTGTCAATCACCAATTTGTTATTTTTCTCAAAAATGCAGTCACAGATTACATCTAGACCGTCTTTAAATCGTAAAATTTTAACTGCCATTTTTTAGTCCTATATTGTAAATTTTAAAAGAGAACTGTTCTTCATTATATATCTTCACTCTTTCTACGAAATGTTGCAGAGTAAAGTTTGTGTGTTTTTTGATTCTAAGGTCGTCTGCAATATCATAAAGAGTTGCAATCTCTTTGCCATCAGACTGTCTTAAACCACGGCCAATAGACTGTAGATTCCTAACCCTAGACTTAGATGGTGATGTGAATATAATGTTGTGCAAATTTCTAATGTTTGTACCAGTACTTGTTGTACCAAATGATGCCACAAAAATTGCATCATTTTCTAATTCCATAATTCTACGTATTTCTTCTCTGACTTCTGTTTCAACGTCACCATCAACAAAGAATACCTTACGACCAACGGCCTTTTCTTTAATCATTTCGTACAGTATTTTACCGTGTTTCTTCATTTGAAACAATACCAATGTATTTTTGGTTAAACTTACTGCCAAATTACGGATGAAACGATTGCGGTTTTCAGATTCTATTAAGTACTTCAGTTCATCTGGATAAGACTTGTCTTTCATTTGTTGACAAATCTCCTCAGAATGTTTTAGTACCAAACACTTTATGTTGAAAGATGACAGTTGTTTCTTGTCAATCAACTCTTTGGTTGTTACAACTTTTTTAGTTGCTCCAAACAAACCTTCTAGTACCAACTTATGTGTCTTTGTTCCATCCAAAGTTCCAGTAAGACCAATACGGTACTTGGCATTGATACATGATGTTAATATGGAAGTCAAAGACTGTGCTTTGAATAGATGGGCTTCGTCACCAATGACGTAATCAAATTGATGAAAGTATTCTGGCGGCATCTTGTAAAGTGATTGCCATGTGGAGATTGTTATTGCTTTGTCTGTTGTTTTTTCTTTACCTTGGTAGATTCTGTGTACGTGCATGTAGTTTTTAAAACCAGATTCACTTGCATAATCTCCAAAATCTCCATACAACTGTTCAACCAATGAGGTGGTTGGCACAATAATAAGACCTTTTAGATTTTGATAATCTAACAACTGACGACAAATCAAATATATGATTAGTGACTTGCCTGATGCGGTTGGTGACAACAACAAGGTTCTACGTTTCTGTATTGCTTCAATGAACGCATGTTCTTGGTGTTCTCTGACACCAATTGGTTTGCCTTGTGAATGTAGATTCAAAGTATCAAAGAATTTATGTGCATGATACACAGAATATTCATCTTCAATTAGGTCATGTGAGTAGGCATATTCACGTTCATCACAAAATTCTGTAAGATATGGAACTAGTCCAAGATATAATTGACTGGTCTGTAGATTGAATAGACGAATCTTACCATCCCAAATGCGATTCCGATAGGCTGGAACGAACTGATAACCAGGTACAAAGAACGTGAAGTACTCTGATAGTTCCCGTGCAACGTGGCGTTCGCATTCCACTTTGCCGTAAACTTCGTTTACTTTGGTTATTGTGATGTGTTCACTTGTTTCCATAATTTTTTCTATAATCTAGTTCTTCTTGAAACCACATAACCAAACTTCTCTGCTCATAGTTTCCTGGTTTGGTTGCCCATGCCAAGTAAGAATCTGGTAAGTCTTTGATATACCTACCTTTATGTTTACCCCAAGGCATTTTAGTATATCTTCTGGATATATGGTCTTTGTTCATTGGCCACCTATAAATTTTTCCCAGGATATAAAATCTCTTAACTGCCATGTTCTTTGTTTAAGTTCGGCCATAATTGATTCAACCACGGATGTGACTTCTTCATGGTATACTTTCTTTTCAAGTAACTTGATGAGGTCTTTATCTGCTTCTAGGTAGGTGTTGATATCCGATTTGAGTGCAAATTGAAATGGATCCCAACCATATTGTTCCAATTCTTCTTCGGACATTTTGCCAGTAAAGTATTCCCATTTGACTTTACGCATACGTAGATAATCAAAGTGGGCTTTTTTGGACGCAATCTTATGCTTGGTTAAAATACCAAGATACTTGCTGTGATATTTGGGAATGTTTAATAATTCTTTAGACGGCTCGGTTTGGTCTATAACCGCATCGCTTTCCCACATCTTTAAAATTTGTTCAAGTGTTTCCATATCTATTCATTTATCTATTCAAATAACAAAAATCTCTTTCAAAATCAACAACTTAACGTTGTTTTATCTATTCAAAACATTATAACACAAAATGATTACACTGTCAAGTAGTTGTATGATTGATATCTAAATGTTGCCGTTGCGGTCATTATTGTGTCCGCAGACTGTGTGGTGTCAAATCTAATATCACTAATACTCAAAGGAAATAAATTGGTGTAGTGTATTCTAACCAAAGGATTGTTTAATCCACTTAGTATACTTAATGTGGCATCCGAGAAGTGTTTATTGGTTTGCAACTCTCTACTACCACCACGTTCTTCAAATCCATCTGGATCAGCCATTGTCAAAAACCAATCATATAGATTTTTCCATCCTTGCAGTTCTTCATCTAATATGAATTCTACAACCAATGGATCATATGTTAACTTGGTACCAGGTGAATACATGTCCAAGAATGGTGTTGCTCGGCTTACTTCACCTAAAGATACGCCAGGAAGATTAACAGTTTGACAGAAATATTGTGTTGTTCTAATTCTATCAAACGTTAATAAAAACTTC